TGGTGCAGGTGCTATGGTTCCTTTCTCTATTGAAGAAAAAGTATTTGTATCTCGCACAGATGTTGCTGAAACCTTTGATGAGGTTTGTCAGATTGCTGTTGATGTATACGAATTCAGTAAGCAAGAACAGGAGCAAGAGCAAACACCAGAAGCAGAAATGCCTGCCAATCAATCTTCTGAAGGTACAGAAGGTGAGATGACGCATGAGGAAATGCTAGAAGAAGCACAACGTCGCGAAGAAAATAACAGTAGTTCTACTAGTCAACCACAACCACATGTTGGAGAAGACTATGATGATGAAGAAGAGATAGAAGGTTCTAAGACACAGGATTCTTTTAACGATGCTGCTAAGAAACTAACAGATCGTTTTGGTGATAATTCTAAGTATGTTGAGATCCCTTCTTCTGTTAACTTGTCGGATTATATTGCTGACTGGACTGAAGTTCATGGTTGGATTGATGAACAACGTAATGAATTTATTAATGATTCTGATGCTATTGACAATCGTTCTGATCGATATATAGAAGTTGATAGTGCTTACAAGGAGTTTCGTAAGCAATCTCAGAAAGAAGTAAATTACCTAGTAAAAGAATTTGAATGTCGTAAGTCTGCTGATGCCTATGCTCGTGCTAGTCAATCTAAAACTGGTGTTCTTGATACTACAAAGCTCCATACTTATAAGTACAATGAAGATCTCTTTAAGAAAGTAACAGTTGTTCCTGATGGTAAAAATCATGGTCTAATTTTTATTCTTGATTGGTCTGGTTCTATGCAGAATGAGTTGTTAGCCACGGTAAAACAACTACTTAACTTGACTGCCTTTTGTAAGAAGGTTCAGATTCCATTTGAAGTATATGCTTTCACTAATGAGTGGTATGCTGTCCGTCGTGCCAAACAAGGCAATAATGAATACCTATCCAACGAAGAATACTTTGCGAGTCTTGGTTGTGTAGACGGAGAGATCTATCTTCATAAAGGTATGTTCCATTTGATGAATGTTGTATCTTCTCGATCTAACTCAAAGAACTACGAACGTATGTGTCTGAATTTGTTTAGGGAAGCATACTGTTTCAAGCACTATGTTTCTTATCGTAGCACTGTTGGTGTTGGTCTTTCTGGAACTCCTTTGAATGAGAGTGTCATTATGTTGAACTACATCATTCCTGAGTTTAAGAAACAGAACAACTTACAAAAAGTAAATGTTTGTATTCTTACTGATGGTGAGAGTTGTCAGGCATCTTATGGTCGTAGATATTACAACGATCATAAAGACGAACACTATGTTCGTCCACATCGTTTAGAATATTCCACCATACTTCGTGATCGTCAAACTGGTCGTATGTATTCTTCTATGAGTGGATGGGAAGAATCTACTAATACTTTTATCAAACAAGTTCGTGATCGTAATTCTGGAGTAAACATTATTGGGTTTCGTATTATGGCTGGTAGTCAACTCTCTAATTTTGTTGGTTCTTATGGAGACCTTGCTTACTACGGCGAGGTTCAAAAACAATGGAGGAAACTAAAGTCTGCTATTATTCCTATGCCTAAAGGTTATACTGCATTGTATGCTATTTCTAATAATGCTTTAGGTGGAGAAAATGATTCTGATATGACAGAACTAGATTCTGGTGCTAAGAAAAGTGAAATCAGCAAAGCATTTAAGAAAATGCTTAGTTCAAAATCCACCAATAAGAAACTCCTGAGTTCCTTCATCGAGTATGTCAGTTGAGGTACTGTCTACTCCTCTCCTAATCCCACCTCACCCTGTTCTATAATAACTACATCAACGAAACGCACCATGCCTGCTAAGTCCGATCTTACCACCACACAACTTACTTCTTATCTGTCTGATACCTACGGCAACGATATCAATGCCGAGCATGTTCGTGCTGCCTGTGATAATTTTGGCATCACCTATCCTACTGCTGTCAAGCGTCTGCGTGATTTCTATGTCAAACGTGGCACTTGGAACCTGACAGTACAAGAGCGTCTGGAGCAAACCTACGAAGCACCAGCTGCTGCTCCTTCTGTTATGGAGACTGTTGAGCAAAACCTTGTTCCTGATAAAGATAGTAACTTTGTTCCATTTGGAAATTTTACTGATGTAAAGAAGATCATTAAGTCTAAGATCTTTTATCCTACATTCATTACTGGTCTGTCTGGTAATGGCAAAACGTTCTCTGTGGAGCAAGCATGTGCTACTCTTGGACGTGAACTGATTCGTGTAAACATTACTATTGAAACTGATGAGGACGATCTTATTGGTGGTTTTCGCCTTGTCGATGGGTCAACTGTTTGGCATAACGGACCTGTCGTGGAAGCACTCGAACGTGGAGCAATCTTGCTACTCGATGAAGTTGACCTTGCTTCTAACAAAATCCTCTGTCTCCAATCCATCCTTGAGGGTAAGGGTGTGTTCCTGAAGAAGACCGGTCGTTATGTAAAACCTGCTGCTGGTTTTAATGTCATCGCTACTGCCAATACTAAGGGTAAGGGTTCTGATGATGGTCGTTTTATTGGCACTAACGTTCTTAACGAAGCATTCCTTGAGCGTTTTGCTTTGACCTTCGAGCAGGAGTATCCTACTGTTGCTGTAGAAACTAACATTCTTGTTCGTATTGCTGCATCTGTAGGTAAGCATGACGAAGACTTCTGTAAGAATCTTGCTAACTGGGCAGACATTATTCGCAAGACCTTTGCTGATGGTGGTATCGATGAGGTGATCTCCACCCGTCGTCTGGTACACATCATGCGAGCATATGCTATCTGGGGTGATCGTATGAAGGCGATCAAAGTCTGTGTGAATCGTTTTGATGATGAGACCAAGCAGTCTTTCATTGAATTGTATGATAAAATTGATGCTGACGTTCAAACCGAGGAGGAAGAAAATGTCAATCTTTCGTTCTGAAAAATTTCACGGATACGTGAATTGTCTTGCCATGCTTGACACTGGCAAGACTGTTAAAATTATGGGTGGCGATGGTTTGAAGTTGTTTGTTAAAGACCTTGACGGCAAGGTTCAAGAGTGCTACCATAGTAATCTACGCTTAATCTGGGATAACTGAATGGCGAAAAAATACAATGAAGATGCTCTGTTGAAAGAGCTGAGTGATTACATTTCTGGAACTTATGGACAACACTATTCTGCTGGCAACGACAGCATTCAAACTTTAGATCTAATTGAAGCATGTGGAGACGCTGAGGCATTCTGCCGTAGCAACATCCTCAAGTATGCTTCACGCTACGATCGCAAGGGCACTGCTCGCCGTGATATCATCAAGATCCTTCACTATGCATTGCTGCTGCTTCACTTCTCTGACAAATCTCAAACCACGGAAATCTACAATCAATGAGTAAAGTTATTCTTTCTAGAAAGACCCTAGATGTTCTCAAAAACTTCAGCACTATCAATTCCTCTATTGTCTTCCGTAAAGGATCCACGGTTAGAACTATCTCTAATGCAGAGAACATCCTCGCAAAATTTACTGGTGAGGAAGTATTTCCTGTGGACTTCGCTATCTATGATCTTAGTCAGTTCCTTTCTGGGATCTCTTTGTTTAGCGATCCTCAGCTTGAGTTTGACAATGAAAATTTTGTCAGCATCCGTGGCGGTCGTCAGTCTGCTCGCTATTTCTTTTCTGATCCAGAGATTACGCTCAAGTCTGCTCCAGAAAAAAATGTAAAGTTTCCTGGTTCTGATCTCCAGTTCAATTTGACTGGTGAAGATTTGATTGCCTTGCAAAAAGCATCTGCTGTCTATAGTCTGCCTGATCTTACCTTCCAATCAATCGAAGGTCATGATGAGATTAAACTTATCCTCAGGGACAAAGAGAATGATACCAGTAATACTTACGATATCACCGTGGCAGGTTCTACTACTGGCACCTATACTCTTGATCTTAAGATTGAGAACATTCGTCTTCTCCCTGGTGATTACACTGTCAAAGTCTCTCAACACCTCATTTCTGAGTGGACTAACTTGAACACTGACCTGACATACTACATCGCCCTTGAACCTCAATGAGTAAAGAGTTTTTGTGGGTGGAGAAATACCGCCCAAACATTGTCGAAGATTGCATTCTTCCTGCTAGCACCAAACAAGTGTTTCAGGGTTTTGTCGATCAAGGAGAACTCCCTAACCTGATGCTGACAGGCACAGCAGGCGTCGGTAAGACTACTGTTGCTAAGGCATTGTGTGAGGAGATTGGTGCTTCTTACATCGTCATCAACGGGTCTGACGAGGGACGTTTCCTAGACACTATCAGGAACCGTGTCCGTCAGTTTGCTACGACGGTCTCTCTCACGTCTGGGGCATCCCACAAGGTGGTCATCATCGACGAGGCAGACAACACGACCAATGACGTGCAACTGTCTCTGAGGACTGCTGTGGAGGAGTTTCATAACAACTGCCGTTTCATCTTCACCTGTAACTTCATCAATAAAATTATTGAACCGTTGCATTCACGTTGTACTGTAGTTGATTTTAGAATCAAACCTGAGCAGTCTACTCAACTCCAGGGAGAATTCTTTACTCGTCTCAAGACTATTCTGACAAATGAGAATGTTGAGTATGAAGATAAAGTTCTCGCGAAACTTGTTAAGAGGTATTATCCTGACTGGCGTCGTCTTATTAACGAGTGCCAGCGTTATGCTGCCACAGGGAGTATTACTTCTGCTATCTTGGTTGATGTTGCAGATGTTAATCTGGATTCTCTACTTACATCTCTGAAGAAGAAAGACTTTACTACAGTCAAGAACTGGGTAGTTCAGCATCTGGATAACGATCCTAGTATGGTGATGCGTAAGATCTATGACAGTTTGTATGGTGTATTGAAACCTGCTTCTATTCCCGAAGCTGTTCTTATCATTGCCAAGTATATGAAGGACATTACTATTGTTCCCGATCAAGAGATCAATCTGTTGGCATGTCTCACTGAAATCATGATGAGTTGTGAGTTCAAATGACACTGCTCAAATTTATTGAGAAAGAACCTAAAATTATTATGATGGAGGAAATGTATGAGCGACTTGAAAAAGAACCAGAGAGGCAATGGGAATACATCAAAAGTCAAAACTACACCCGAGAATGTAGCAGAAGCAAATGAAGCATTGTTTCATGCTACAATGAACCTACCCCATGCTGCTGCTCATTGTGGAATGACAGAGCGTGAAATGAAAATGATCTTTCGTGAATACCTTAAATATCATGCCCCAGACAATGAAGTCATTGAAGACACCCCTCAGGTATCCAGGGGGGAAGAGTCGTGCCCTGAGTAAACTCTTTCAGTATATTCCTGACCTGAAAGATTACACACACTATCACGAACCATTTGTTGGTGGTGGTTCTGTTGCATTGGAAATTGGTAAACGATATCCACACCTAGATATCTGGGTGAACGATTTGTATGGACCACTCTATAATTTCTGGAGAGTGCTTCAAGATCAAGGCGAAGAACTTTCTGATCTGTTGAGAGATTCTAAGAATGCCCATCCAGAACCAGCATCAGCAAAAACTTTATTTCTAGACGCTAAGGAGAGACTAAACGATGATTCAACATCCGACTTATTTGCTGCTGTGTGTTTTTATATTGTTAATAAGTGCTCTTTCTCTGGTCTCACTGAGTCCAGCTCATTCTCCAAGCAAGCGTCAGTTAGCAACTTCTCGATGCGAGGCATTGATAAACTCCCTGAATATTCAAGAATGATCTCTAAGTGGAAGATTACTAATCTTCGCTATCAAGAACTTCTTACAGATAGTAAAAGTGTTTTTACTTATCTGGATCCTCCTTACGAGATTGGTTCTAATCTATATGGTAAGAGGGGCAATATGCATAAAGGATTTGATCATGACGGATTTGCTGCTATCTGTGATAGGTTTATCGGTCCTCAACTTGTGTCATACAATTCAACGCAACTGATCCGAGACCGCTTCAAGCAGGGGTGGACAGCTGCTGAATTTGCACACACGTACACCATGAGGAGCGTGGGGAGTTATAATACAGATCAAGCGTCTCGCAAGGAACTCGTCCTTACCAACTATGAAATGTGAAGTCACTCTATACGTAGCAGGCACCGTGTTCAAGGAGCAGGTTATTGCTCGTAATTATGAAGAAGCAAAACAAACTGCTGTCGCTAGAAATCCTACCGCTAAAATTGTTAGTGTAACTGCTGTATACAAATGAATATTTTTGTCACGGATGAATCGCCTTGGAGATCTGCTGCTGTCCTACCTGACAAGCATATTGTCAAGATGCCCCTAGAGACATGTCAGATGCTCTCTATAGTCTCTTCTAAAAAATGGGGACACAATTATGGCACAATACCTAAAGCAGACGGTATACCTTATGCTACAAAGAAAGGAGCATTTCGTAATCATCCTTGTACTAAGTGGGCAAACAAAACTGTAGCAAATACTAGATGGTTGCTTGCTCATGGGTTTGCTTTATGTCAAGAGTATACTGCTAGGTATGATAAAGTTCATACATGTTTTGCTGCACTTCTTGTTGCTGACAGAATCATTCCTGATGTAGGTTGGGATGATCACACTCCTTTTGTTCGTGCTATGCCCGATGAGTTTAAGTTTGATGATAGTATCACTACTATAGAAGCATACAAGATGTACATTGCATCTAAACCATGGGTATCCGACAACTACCTACGATTACCTCATCGCAAACCTGACTGGATCTAATAATGTATCAACTGAAAGACTACCTGTACTCAATTAATCAATCGAAAAAAAGTATCCTAAATGATGACGCTGATGGTGAGCGAGGGTATCCTCCTTATATTGTTAATAGGTGCTTGTCTTCTTTCACTGATACTATCTTGTACGTAAATGAGATGAATAAAAATTCTCATCTCGACAAGAAGATGCAATATGATTTTTTACTAAATAGTGTGAAACCGAGGAAGCGTTTCTCTCCTTGGGCACGAAAAGATTCTATTGATTATCTTGAAGTAGTTAAAGAGTATTATGGTTATAATGACGATAAGGCACTCCAAGCTCTCAGGATTCTTACCAAGGATCAGTTAGATCATATTACCAAGGTATTGAATAAAGGTGGAAGAACATGAATGATGAAACTATAATCCAGTGGAAACAAACTGATATGGTAGAAGTGGTTCTTGGAGAACCAGATGATTTTCTTAAAGTGCGAGAAACTCTAACACGTATTGGTGTAGCATCTCGTAAAGAAAAAAAGATCTATCAGTCTTGTCATATTTTACATAAGCAAGGTAAGTATTATATTGTTCACTTCAAAGAGTTGTTTGCTCTCGATGGAAAAAATACTAACCTGTCTTTAAATGATGTGCAACGTCGTAATCGTATCATTCAATTGCTTAGTGATTGGGGATTGATTACTGTTGTTAACCTTGAAACAATTACTGATCTTGCTCCTTTGAATCAAATTAAAGTTCTGTCTTTCAGAGAGAAAGGTGAATGGACACTTGAGTCAAAGTATAATATCGGTCGTAAAAAAACTACGGTAGAGTAAACCGCAATCTTTAATAAGGAAAACCGTTATTAAACTTTAAACGGTTATCGTTAAATAATACTGTGAGAGGATTGGGATGGAAACATCCCCCTTTTACGCAAGATGCCTTCGGGGTCTTAAAGTTAACGTCGCTTATTTAAGGACATGGTAAATATCAACTGGGAAACTTATACTCCCTATTCAATCGGATTTGATGAAACATTCAGTAGACTGGAATCTATTGCAGGAGGTGGATCAAATTACCCACCGTACAATGTGGTGGACGGACATGATGGCAGAACCTTGCTGGAAGTCGCTCTTGCAGGATTTTCAGGAGGAGATATCGAAGTTACAACAGAACGAAATGTTCTGACAGTATCTGCTAATAAAGCACCACCAGACAAAGAACGTAAGTATTCTCATAAAGGAATCTCATACAGAACCTTTGCTCGCAACTGGCAAATGGCAGATGATGTAGAAGTAGAAGAAGTAAAATTTGAAGATGGTCTTCTTACAGTTATTCTGGTTAAGAACCTACCAGAGAAACAGAAACGAAAAACTTGGTTCTAAATAAAAACGAAAGGCACTTGACGGTGCCTTTTTTTAATGTTAAACTTAGAAAGAATTCATAATAACTATGGCAGTATCAATCCTAACTTTGAAAACTGGCGATCGTGTTATTGCTGAACTGAAAGAAATCTTTGATGGGGAGGGCGACGACAAACGTGGAGTTTGCCTTCTCATGGAAGAACCTTACGTATTGAATCTTGAGGGAGGTAATCCTCAATATCTTACTGAAGAGTATGGTATGGAATACCAAATCAAATTTAGTAAGTGGAATCCTTATTCTTCAGACTGGCAATTTAAGATGCCTTATGATTGCATAATGACAATCAGTAATCCCGAACCAGGTCTACAAGAAGCATATGAAAATAAAATCACAGAAAAACGAGAAAAGCAAAATGACAGAACAGACACAGGAAGCACCACAACTGAGAACGAATCATAATATTCGTTTAGTTATTCTAGACACCAAAGAAACAGTTCTTTGTTTGTTTGGTGAAATTCAAGATTCTGATGCAAAGACTGTTATTGGATATAAAATGATGTATCCATTTTCTCTCTCACTTGGAAATGTTAATGAAGACGGAACAATTCCTATTTCATATACGCGATGGTGTCCTTACACGCCGGTTCAAGAGTTTAAGTTGACTGGTGATCATATTATCAGTGTTACTTATCCAGATGATGGTATCCTTAATAATTATGTTGGGGAACTTGAACAGTATGGCATTACTGAAGATAAATTATTCTATGATGTAGAGGAGACTAATGGAGATAACAGCGAACCTGATCAAGTTGCAGAATGAGTGGATCATCGCTCAGGTAGAACCTGCTGAAGGGGACACTTTACCAGGCGACCCTGACGTGTGGATGATCGAACCCTATGTGGTAGACTGTGAAGGTCAAATAAATCAATGGGCTCCTCATGCTGCTGAACGTGAATTCAACGTTAGGTCTTCTGACCTGACTGTTGTGACTAATCCAAGCAAGGCACTCCTTGCTCGTTATATCGAATCTCTTGAATGAAGTTTTACACTAGTGTTGAGCAAGCAGGCAATCGTCTGCTTGTACGTGGTTATGAAAATGGCAATCGCTACAGCGTGAGGGTTCCGTTTAGTCCCACGATGTATTTGCCTAGTAAAAATTATTCTGAGTGGAAAACACTAGAAGGTGATTGTGTAGAACCACATAAGTTTGGTTCTATCAATGATGCTCGTGAGTTTGTAAAACAATACAAAGAGGTAGATGACTTTGACATCTATGGAAACTCTCGTTTCCTGTATCAATACATTGCCGAGCAACATCCTGAAGAGGAACTGAAGTTTGATAGTAGCAAGATCCGTGTCTTTACTATTGACATCGAGACTGCTGCTGAGAATGGTTTCCCTGACATCGAGACGGCAGACCAAGAGATTCTTGCTATCAGTATCAAGGACTCCTTCAGCGGTCGTATAACGGTCTTTGGTGCCCGTCCTTTTAACAACCAGGACAGCATGGTAGACTACATGCACTTCAGGTCTGAGGAGAGCATGATGGGTGCCTTCCTTGATTTCTGGCAGGAGAACTATCCTGATGTGGTCACCGGTTGGAACTGTCAGCTGTTCGATATGCCATACATCCATAATCGTATCAATCGTATTATGGGTGAGAAGTTTGTGAAACTGTTGTCGCCTTGGAAACTTGTGTCGCAACGTGAGATCTTTATCAAAGGTCGTAAGAACTTCTCTATCGATATGCTTGGCATCTCGCAACTTGATTACCTTGAGTTGTATAAGAAGTTTACTTACACTAACCAAGAATCATATCGTCTGGACCATATTGCTTTTGTTGAACTAGGATCTAAGAAACTAGATCACTCAGAGTTTGACACATTCAAAGAGTTCTATGAGGGAGACTGGCAGAAGTTTATTGAATATAACATTCATGACGTTCGTCTGGTAGATCAACTAGATGATAAGATGAAGTTAGTTGAACTCGCATACACTATGGCATATGATGCTAAGGTGAACTATGAGGACGTTTTCTCACAGGTTCGTATGTGGGACAATTACATTTACTGTGAACTACTTAGGCGTAAGATTGCTATTCCTCCCAAGAAGGAAAGCGCAACTAAAACCGAGAAGTATGCGGGGGCATATGTTAAGGAACCGAAACCTGGATTCTATGATTGGGTGGTGTCTTTTGATCTCAATTCTCTGTATCCTCATCTCATTATGCAGTACAACATCTCTCCCGAGACGCTACTCGACAAAAGACATTCAACAGTTACAGTTGATAAGATCCTTGAGGGCGAAGTAGAGATTGATGGTGAATATGCTGTGTGTGCTAATGGAGCTCAGTATCGTAAAGATAAGCACGGGTTCCTGCCACAAATGATGAAGAAGATGTATGACAGTCGTGTTATATTCAAGAAGAGAATGATCAAGGCAAAGCAACAGTATGAGAAGACTCCTACTGTTGAACTCATGAAAGAGATCGCCCGTTGCAATAACATCCAGATGGCAAAGAAGATTTCTTTGAACTCTGCTTATGGTGCTATCGGCAACGAACACTTTAGATACTATCGTCTTGCTAATGCTGAGGCAATCACTCTATCAGGTCAGGTTTCCATCAGATGGATTGAGAACAAGATGAATCAGTACCTAAATAAACTGCTCTCTACAGATTCGGTTGATTATGTCATCGCATCTGACACTGACTCAATTTATCTTAATCTCGGACCTCTTGTTGATAAATTTTTTGGTGCTAAGTCTAGCGACAAAGCAGCAATTGTTTCTATACTTGACAAGATCTGTGAAGACAAGTTGGAACCGTTCATCGAATCCTCTTATCAGGAACTTGCGGATTACGTTGCGGCGTATGATCAAAAGATGAGCATGAAGCGTGAGAACATCGCTGATCGTGGTATCTGGACTGCGAAGAAGCGTTACATTCTAAACGTATGGGACAGTGAAGGCGTTAGATATAAAGAACCAAAGATGAAAATCATGGGTCTGGAGACTGCTCGTTCTTCTACTCCAGCTTATTTCAGGGATAAATTGTATGCAGCGTTTAAGATTATTATCGGCAAGACAAATGATGAACTTATCGATTTCATCAATGTTGTGCGAGCAGAGACCAGACTGCGACCTTACGAAGAAGTTGCCTTCCCCAGAGGCGTTAACAACCTGGCAAAATATCGCCACCCGACTGAGATTTACCAGAAAGGATCACCCATTGCAGTGAGAGGTGCTCTACTTTATAATCACTATGTCAAAAAACATAAGGTAGAGAATAAGCATCCTCTTATTCAAGAAGGTGAAAAGATCAAGTTCATGTATCTCAAGACACCAAACCCGTTGCATGAGAATGTGATTAGTTTCTTTGGTGAGTTGCCTAAGGAGTTTGGTATTGAGAAGTATGTAGACTACCAGACACAATTTGAAAAGTCTTTTCTCGAACCACTGAAAAACGTGCTATACTGTGTCGGTTGGCAACACGAGAAAACCATTACCATTACGAGTTTCTTTGGATGAGTAAGAGAATTTTTGTTGTGACATGGACTAACCATCTTGTCGGTCAAGTAGGATCAGAGGACATCAAGTGCTTTGATGACTACCAAACTGCTATTGGGTTTTCTAAACTCATGAAGCAGAAATATAATTATGTAAACTTTTACGAGGAGAATGTAAATCAATGGGATTCCTAGACACAGTAATTAAGGATAGTGGCAATGAGTTTGCTAGTCGTGTTAGCGAAGGGGTTGCTGCTGGCGACATTACATCTTACGTTGATACTGGGTCTTACATCTTTAATGCCCTGGTTAGTGGTTCGTTGTTTGGAGGTTTACCCTCCAATAAAGTTACTGCCTTGGCTGGAGAATCAAGCACTGGCAAGACTTTTTTTGCTCTCAGCGTCGTTAGTAATTTCCTTGCTGCTAATCCTACAGGCGGAGTCATTTATTTTGAATCTGAATCTGCTATCTCGCGTGATATGATTGAGACTCGTGGCATTGATTCTGATCGTATGATCATCATGCCTGTTTCGACGATCGAAGAGTTTAGAACACAAGCTTGTCGTATTCTAGACAAGTACATGAAAGAACCTAAAGACGAGAGGGTTCCTATGCTTTTTGTGTTGGATTCTCTTGGTATGCTTTCGACTACTAAGGAGATCGAAGACGTTGCTAATGACAAGCAGGTCAGAGACATGACTAAGAGTCAGTTGATCAAGGGTGCATTTCGTGTGCTTACCCTCAAACTAGGACAGGCATCTGTTCCTATGATTGTTACCAACCATACATATGATGTTATCGGTTCTTATGTTCCGATGAAAGAAATGGGTGGAGGAACAGGTCTTAAGTATGCTGCTTCCACAATCATTTACCTTGGTAAGAAGAAAGAGAAAGATGGTACTGAATTAGTAGGTAACATCATCAAGTGTGAGGCGAAGAAGTCTCGTTTAACAAAAGAAGGTAGTAAAATTGAAACACGTTTATTTTTTGACGAACGTGGACTTGACAAGTATTACGGACTACTGGAACTGGGTGAACGATACGGAGTCTTTGAGCGGGTTGGCAATCGTATTAAGATTGATGGTTCTTCTGTTTATCCTAAATCGATTCTCGCAGACCCTGAAAAATACTTCACTGAAGAAGTAATGAATAAACTCGAAGAAGCAGCTAAACGGGAATTCTCCTATGGCAACTGAGCGTATTGAGCAAACTATCCTACGCAATCTCATCTTTACTGAAGAGTATTATCGTAAAGTAGTTCCTTTCTTAAAAGCAGACTATTTTCAGGAGTATCATGAAAAAGTTATCTTTGAAGAGATCGCTGATTTTTCTAACAAGTATGACAAAGTTCCTACTCAGGAAGTCTTGGCGATTAATCTCCAAAATCGTAACGATCTTAATGACGAATCGTTTAAAGATTCGTTATCGACAATACGAGGACTCACAGACGAATGGGTTGACTACGAGTGGCTCCTCGATGCAACCGAAAAGTGGTGTCAAGACAGAGCAATCTATCTCGCCCTTATGTCCTCGATCAAGATCGCAGATGGAGGCGATAAAAAAATATCAAAGGATGCGATCCCAGGGATACTCCAAGAAGCCTTGGCTGTATCGTTCGACGAGCACATAGGACACGATTACATTGAACAAGCAAAAGACCGTTATGAATTCTACCACCGCAAAGAAGAGAAGGTTCCCTTTGATCTCGAAAAGTTTAACTTTATCACGAAAGGTGGTATCTCTAACAAGACTCTCAGTGTCGCTCTTGCTGGAACGGGCGTCGGCAAGTCTCTATTCATGTGCCATTGCGCTGGTGCCTCACTCACAGAAGGGAGGAACGTACTCTATATTACATGTGAAATGGCAGAGGAGAAAATTGCTGAACGAATTGACGCGAATCTTCTGAATGTCTCTATCAAAGATATTGCTGAACTACCTGAAGTTATCTTCAATTCTAAAGTTCAAGAGATCTCTAGGAAGACTAGAGGCAAACTTATTATCAAAGAGTATCCCACAGCATCAGCACATGCGGGACATTTTAAATCACTCATAAGTGATCTTAGTCTTAAGAAAGATTTCAAACCTGACATTATCTTCGTAGACTATCTTAATATATGTGCGTCAGCGAGGTATAAAGGTGCGATTGTCAATTCTTACACGTATGTTAAAGCGATTGCTGAGGAGCTTCGGGGTCTTGCTGTGGAATGTAATGTTCCTATTGTCACAGCTACTCAAACTACTCGCAGTGGTTATGGCAATAGTGATCCTGACCTTACCGATACTTCTGAGTCTTTTGGTTTGCCTGCCACTGCTGACTTTATGTTTGCTCTTATCAGCACTGATGAGCTTGAACAACAGGGTCGCATCATGGTCAAACAACTTAAGAACAGATACAACGAAACCGCTGCCTCACGAAAATTCATGGTGGGAATTGACAGATCCAAGATGAGGCTGTATGATGTAGCGGAAGATGCTTCTGACATCAACATTAATGAAGAGGACCCTGGTGAAGAGTTCTCACAATTTGCACAAACACAAAACCGACTATCTAAATTTGCTGAGTGGAATGTATGACTATTAAATTTGAACGCTATGAAGAATTTGTTTCAGCAGTTACTTCAGAAGCTTCTACAAACTTTGTTGACTTTGCTGATCGTATTGGTGATCTTGATCGACAAGGTGCCAATATTGAGAGACTTCTTACTGCTGGTGTTGGAATTAATGCTGAGGGCGGTGAGTTCCTTGAGATCATTAAAAAAATGGTCTTCCAAGGAAAACCGTGGAACGAAGATAATCGTGAGCATCTTATCATTGAGTTGGGTGATGTTATGTGGTATGTGGCTCAAGCTACAATGGCACTTGATATATCCTTCGATGAGGTAATTGAAACCAATGTTAATAAACTGAAGAAGCGTTATCCTGGTGGTGAGTTCAATGTTCGCAACTCAGAAGTTCGTGCTGCTGGCGACAGATAATGCTTAGTCTCTGGATCCATACGGTAGCATTCTTTCAGGTTGTAGTTGTGAACTGCATCCAACCAGTTAACTGGCAGCATTGCTACCGAGTGGACCAGTGGCTCTTGCCAGAAGTCAAAGAAGGGTATAGACTGTGGACAGGACAAACGCACCCCTATCAACGTGAAAAAGATTATCTCAACCTCCCCTCTAAATAGTTAAGCGGGAGGTTTTTTTATGTCTAAGCAAGGAAGGGTAAACATTTCAGGACAGTGGGAAGTAGCAGTCCGTAAAGTTCAAGAAGCATTAGCTGGTGCAGATCCTCAAGGAAAAGAGTTTGCGTACTTTAACTATGATGTTAAAACTGCAGTTGATCCTAGTGATGTTGCAAACAAAAGAAAAAAGATTTTCTTTGGTATTAAAGTTTTAGTTCCTAAAAGCGGTAGAGCAGTAGCAGCTAATAGAATAACTAGAAATTTAACAGAAGCATTTTCAGACGCTGTTGCTAGCAGAGACAATCAACAGATTGATATTCCTATTGTTGTTGGCGGAATTTCTAAATCTATTCGAGTAGAAGTAAAACCAGAAGCAGGTGGTGGATCAGGAGGAGGCGCATCAGAAACACAGCGTAATGAGTGCGCTCAATGTCTGTATGCTGCTCTTGCTTTCTATGTTTATGGGGATAGAATTGACTCTTCAAAAATAATTGCTGACGAAGATTTTCAACAGGCAGCAAAGTATATTGATATAGACGCAAAACTTGAAGAAATTTATGGTGATGCTTTAGATCTTTCGTGGCATCATTCTTCTATCAAAGGTGCTAATAAACTTTGGGATGTCTTTGGTAGAAATGCTGGAGGTAGAAGATATACTTTCTGTCGTGGTGGTGGACCAGACGATAAAGAAATCAAAGCAGCATTTCAAAAAGTAAATGCTCAGATGAAGAGCGATCCTAATATTAAAGTATCTTTTTCTTCTGAAGATAAATGGAATCCAGCAGACATTTGGATGGTAGATAACTCTCTTAATATGTCTGAACTTGATGCTCTACAAACTGTAGATGATATCAATAATTTTATTAAAACAAAATATGAATCTAAGGAATTGATTGGTGTATCTTTGAAACGAATTGCTGGTAGAGTTAAGATGCAAGTTCTTAATTACCGTAAAGATGCTCGCTCATTGAAAGCATCTAAGTATGGTTTTAAAAAGTACGACTTAGTTTATAAGACATCATCAAAAAAAGATAATAAAGATAACTATCCTATGGATGCATATCTTTATTATTATACTGGTGGTTATGACAAGTTTCAATCTAGAAACTTTGGTGATACAAAAGGATCTTGGCAGTTGGAATTGAAAGCATCGTCAGCTGCTGGTGGTCGTGCAGGTGGTGGTAGTGTGACAACTATATTAAACTCTCTGGGAGTTTCTTATGCTGGCCTTACAAGTGGATATGAGAATACAACTTTTCATCAGCACTGTGATCCTAAAAACCAATCTCACAAAGGACAAATTTCAGAAGACATTTTAAAATTACTTAAAAAGTATAATGCATCTGGATTACCAAATACAGACGCTCAGGCACTTGGTGAAATATACCAAAGAAATCAATCTTGGAGATATTCAAAGTTGTTGAGTTTAAGATTGCTTGATTGCATATCAACTTCTGGTAAAGGTGATGAAATTATGAGAGCTCTATATCTTTATGCGTCTTCTCAAACTGATAAATCATCTGTGTATGTGAAGTTGATGGATTGAACCAGTTGGCAAACCGTCTATCGATCTCCCAAGGCACCTCATACTAGAGTACAATAAAGTCATGTCAAACGTCAAACAACTCAAGCACCTAGAGCACTTGGAAGATGAGATGCTGAACTATGGCGTTGATGGATGCAAGGCAGCAGTATCATTTCTCAAGGAACTGAGGAAGATGTTGGGTCAGCAGGAGAGCAGTGGTTTCATGCAGACAAAATGGGATGGTGCTCCCTCTGTTGTCTGTGGTGTTGATCCTCTGTCTGGTTTGTTCTTTGTTGGAACCAAGTCAGTCTTTAATAAGACAGAACCTAAGACTTGTTTTTCTGAAGAAGCAATTGATAATTATTACTCTGGAGACCTTGCTGAGAAACTAAAGTTTTCTCTACGCTACTTTAGTAAGTTGGGTATCAAAGGAGTTATCCAAGGAGATTTATTATATACAGATTCTACTGTAAATACAGAGGTGGTTGATGGAGAAAGATTATACACATTTCGACCAAACACTATTACTTATGGCATCCCTGTTAACCACGATATTGGTAAACAAGTTGGGAGATCTAAGATTGGAGTAGTATTTCATACGCACTACACTGGCGATTCTCTTGCTG